TGACGCCGCGTTTCAGTGGCCCGCAGAGCACGAAGGTCCCGTGTTCGATGCCGCCGATATCCAGGCCATTGAGGACACGATTCCCCCGCGCTGGCGCAACCGGCTCCGGCCCGCGATGTGATTCACAGGTAATTCCCAGCTAATTTCCTCGGTTTCCAGCTTTTTCCGTAGTAGCATGGATTACAAGGAGGAAGCATGAGTGTTCTAACTCAAGTGATGCAGGAGTATGCCAACGCCATTCGCGGGGACTGGTCGGACTTCGACGGTAGATCCGAGCGGGACGTAATAGAGTCCTGGATTAGTGAGATTGAGTCCCCCACCGACACGACCCTCATTCAGTGGCGTGACCGTCTTGATTTGTGCCCTGACGGTAACGGACACTGGGCGGGTTTTCTGTGGTCAGGTCACTGCGATGAAGAGCGCTGCCCGATTTCCTTTGCTCGTAACTCGATAGCCTAGGAGGACGCATGACAACAATTGAGGACCTTGCGTGGTGGCATTCAACCCTAAGTGATCCCGACACCGCCCAGTGGGGGGTTCGAGCCGCACTGGTTGAGACCCTGGACTACTTGATTGCCAAAGAAAGCGAAACGCCTGCAAGTGAGTAAAGAGCTTGCGTTCAGCGTTACCCTTGACGATTGCAGGGTGGACACCTTTCGGTCTGGGGGTAAGGGAGGACAGAACCAGAACAAGCGGGATACTGGTGTCCGGGTTGTACACGAACCATCCGGCGCTGTAGGTGAGTCTCGCGAGGAACGTTCCCAGCTTCAGAACAAAAAGCGAGCCTTTGAGAAAATGGCAACATCATCCGCCTTTAAGTGGTGGGCGGCGCTGCGTTTGAAGGAGATCGAGACGGGTCTTACACTTGAGCAACGGGTCCAGGAGTGGATGTCCCCCGAGAACCTAAAGGTGGAGGGCAAATCGGAAGGGAAGTGGATCGAGATTGACTGATTCGCAAATAGACGACGGCTTCGGCTCCCGCGTCTCCCACGTCCTTTCCGAAGTATACGAATTGCTTCTGGAGAAAAACCGCAAATACGGGGACTCGGCGCTAAACCCGATCCGGGTATTCAGTAAAGCGGACCCTACCGAACAACTCCGAGTACGGATTGACGACAAACTAAAACGGCAAGCAAACGGGGACACTACAGAAGACCTTGTATTGGATCTTCTGGGCTATCTCGTATTGCTTCGAATTGCGGAAGGAGAATGATGATCGCAGACGGCTACAGCAAAGTCTACACGCTTTCCTATCCCGGGCACGACATTGAAGGCGCAGTTGGCGTTCGAATCGACGGGTTTGCGGAAATTGAAGTGGCGTGGCTGCTAAACATGGCTGCCCGTGCAGGATACATCGTGGAGGAGGAGAATTGACGCTAGAAGATATCGAGGAGAAGATCAATGGCTATTACACGTGGTTTGCGGAAAATGCTGGTAGCGTGGTGGTACAAGAAGCCGGTGACCTCGCAGACCTATGGGCGTTGTTTGACCGCGGTGTTCGGAATGCCGCGAAGTCGATGAGCCCCGAGGAGATCCTTTACGAGTTTGGGTATAACTATGGATGACAAAGAGCGTGTTATCGCCCGTTACATCTCCCAAGAGATTGCCGCTTCCGGGATTGCTGAATGGGATCACGGGTCGCTGGTTTACGAGAATGTCGGCACCGAATACCTGATCGAGGTCAAGGTGTTTCGGCTTGGGAGCAAAACGCGGCTTAGGGAGCCCGCTATTGAGGAGGGGTATAACTAATGCACACAGTAGACGTAACACCAGAACTTATTGCCTCGATGACACAGCGCCTCAGCTCCCGGGATACTCATTCGGAGGGCGATATTTCGTTGACCCTAACGGCGGAATCGTGGTCCAAGTTCACCTCTTATGTGTTCGGGGAGTGATAAACTAGAATAAGCAAGAGGCATTCCTCCTTCCCCTCTTGCCGCAGCGGCCCTCAGGTAGAGATTACTCCCTGGGGGCTTCTGCCATTTAGGGGAAACTCGTTTCTACTCTTTGGTAAACTAGTACCAGGAGGTATTCCGTGGAGCTAGAGGTTTCTGATCGTGTCGAACGCATCATTTGGAAGGGTATCGGAAAAAAGAGCGCCCGAGCGCTGGCTGAAGAAACGGGTTTGACTCCCGACCAAGTATTCGCTATCAAGAACCGGCTTCTAGAGGCCGTAGACGAAATTTCGGTGCAGCAGACGAAACAAAAGCTCGTCATCACACTGCAAGAGATCATTGACAAAGCCTACGAAGACTACGACAATGTTGCCGCCGACTTCAAATCCGGCCTCCTGAACTCTGCTATTTCTGCCTCCAAGGCGGTGCTTACCGAGTTGAACCGGGTGAGCAAGCAAGACACCGAGCGTCTGAACTCTCTAAATGAAATGCGCGTCCGGGAGCTTACCTCGCTGATGTTTGAGGTCGTGGACTCTACTGTCCCCCTTGTAGCCGAACGGTACGGTATTTCGCAGGACGAGTTGTTCGACATGTTCAACGACTCCCTGTCGAAGGCTGCGGCACGCCGGGACCTCGAACAGTGAAGTCATGATAGACTTGTTATATGACGAAAGAATCAAAACGGCCAGGAGTGGTCTATGTCGTTACAGAAGTTTCAGAGCCGGATAGGGTCCGTTACGTTGGACGGACCATTCAACCAATACAAACTCGTATTCAAGAGCATTGGGCACAGGCACGCAATGGTAGAAAAGGAGCCTTTCAATTCTGGCTCCAGAAAAGGGAAAGTCGCAAGGATTCCGTAACGTTTACCGTGATCGGAAATTACGACTCCGTTGAGAGCGTCAATGCGGCTGAAGTCGAAGCCATTCGAGCATATAGGTTGCTTGGAATGGCGGACCTTAATATTACAGACGGCGGACAGGGCGCTACTGGGTCAAAGTGGACTGACGCCCGTCGAGAGAAGCAGATGCGGTCGGTGTCCCGCGGGGATCAGCATGTTCACCGCAAACTAAGTTCAGATATCGTAAGGGAGATAAGGAACCTTCGTTCAACCGTCTGGGTATCCTCCCGTGTCCTTGCGGAAAAATATGGCGTTTCAAAATCTCAGATCACGGCCATCCTTCGTAATCGGGAGTGGTTTGACGCCGAATTCAACCCCGAGAGTATCGTAAAACCACCCCGGAAGGGGGACAATTCTTACCACAAGAAACTGTCTTGGCCCGAAGTCAGGGAAATCCGGGCATTAGCACTCTCTCAGTATATATCCCCCTACGAACTGGCAAAACAGTTCAATACATCCCAGCCTAATATCCGCGACATACTCAATAACAAGATTTGGGTCGACAAAGCCTATAACCCCCGGGAGGTGATACCTCGACCCGCCTCATTGAAACCCCGCGGTGGTAAGCAAGGCAAGCGATTGACCCCCGAGCAGGTAGTAGAAATCCGTCATTTATTCCGAGCGGGCTGGAAGCTAAAGGAACTGTCTGCTCGCTATGGGGTGGTAGAAAACTCCGTCTCCCGTATCGTAAACGGGGTTACCTGGGGTCATCTTCGGGAGGGTCTAGAATGAATCTGGGCAACGTAGTCTCCCAGGCGATGGGCGACATTACCAATCGCCGCCTCCAGAACCTCTACCAGCGGGATTTTGTGGCCTGGCGCGCGGATGTTTTGGGGTACAGGTCATATGACCTCATGGACGAGATATGTAACGAGACCCTGTTCGGAAAGATCCGGCGCACGGCTATTAAGTCCAGTAACGGTACAAGCAAGAGCCACGAGTTCGCAAACATGATTGCGTGGGCCGCGTCCGTTTTTGACGTAGGTGAAGCGCTGAGCATCGTCACGGCTCCGTCCGTACCCCAGCTAGAGGCAACCATCTTCAGGTACATGAAGTCTGCCAAGGTCAGGGCCGCACAGCGAGGGTTTGACCTTCGAGGCACGATCAACGAGAGCCTGGAGTGGGAGGTCAAAGGCCCCGAAGGTAACATCCCGCTTGTTATCGGTCGCGTGCCCTCCACCGGTTCCGAAGTCTCCCGATTCCAGGGCGTCCGCTCTCAAACAGGACGCACCTATGTCTGGGCTGATGAGGCGGGGGGCTTGTCTAAGAACATCTTTACCGCCATTGAAGCAATTATCACGGGTAAAGAAGCACGCCTAGGACTAATCGGAAATCCCGATGACGTGGGGACTGAGTGGCACCGGATCTTCACAGACCCTAAATACGATGGGGATTTCAACAGGTTCTCCATTTCCAGTTTTCAACTCCCAACCTTTACAGGCGAGGTTGTCTATCCCGACAACCCTGAGATGGAATCCCGGATGTTGGCCTCTCTTACCCAGGTCGATTGGGTGGAGCGTCAAAAGCGCATCTGGGGCGAGAACGACCCCCGGTACCTCTCGAAGGTCATGGGTGAGTTCCCGAAAGACGGCGGTAACGGGTTTTTCCCCATGTCCGCAATCGGCAAGGCACACGATACTACTATTGAAGAGGATATCGAGAGGCCCCTTGTTATCGGTGCCGACATCGCCCGTTGGGGACAAGACGAATCCGTTATTGCGGCTTGCCGAGGGGGCCGTACCCGGGTAGTTGCTACATGGGGTAAGACCGATCTCGTGGACACCGCCCGCCGTATCCACAAATACGCCCAGGACAACCTCGCTGCGGAGGTTCGAATCGACACCACAGGTGTTGGCGGTGGCGTTTACGACATGCTTGATCGTATGGACGAGTTCTCAGGGAAGGTCTACCTCCTCGTAGGATGGGATAACGGACGTGTCTCTCCTGATCCGTCGCAGTGGTCTAACATGAGAAGTTACAGCCACGACTCCTTGCGAACTCAAATGGTTGAGGGGTTCATTGATCTAGATTACGAAGACGATATCCTGCGGGAAGAGCTTCAAGCAATTACGTTCAAGTTCAACAACCGGGGGGCTATTCAGATTACTCCCAAGGATGACTTAAAGACTGTACTTAACGGTAGAAGCCCCGACCGGCTTGACGCAGTAATCATGGCCGCAACTGACATGAGCCCCTGGACCGGGAACCCCTATAACCACCTACCAGAAGGCACAGTCCTCACCGAAGACCCGACAGAAATTCCTGATTTCGGGCTCCAGGAATACCTGATGGCACCTGGCAACCCAATTCTCGGGTAAAATGGATATATCATGACTGAATCAAGCCCTATTGAGCGTCTTTCCGAGATCGTTACCCTTTTCGGGGACCTGCAAGAAGAAAACGTCGAGCTTCGAGAATCCATTGACGAGGTTCGCGCCCTGCTCTCGGCGGATGACAGGGGTTGGACGATCCTTCAGGGCCTTCACTCAGGAGATCGCCTAGAGGGTCTTGACCTTTCCGAGATCCACGACATCATCAAGATGCTTCAGCCCCGTGTCGCGGCGGCGGGTCTTACTAAGCGTGCGGTGGATCTTCACAGCGGTCATGTGTTCGGCAAGGGCGTCACGATCTCAGGTACGGAAAAGCCCTCGGGCTCTGGCGCTCGCCCCGCGGTCTACCGGTTCTACACGGACCCAAGAAACCAGGAGTCCCTGTTCACGCCGTCTGCCCAGGAGGAGTTGCAGAAAGCCCGATTCATTGAGGGTAACGTCATCGCAGCCTGTAACACCTCGACTAAAACAGTAGATATCATCCCTTTCCTGGAGATTGTCGGGGTAAAGACCGATCCTGATTTCCCCACCCGCATTCTCGCTTATAAGCGTCAGTGGGATTACACTGTCGGTGACAAAACCGAAAAGAAGGCGGTTTGGTATCTGACCCGGCGTTGGAGTGGCAAGAAGCCCGGATCTTTCGGAGAAGGCAATGAGCGCGTGCCCGTGGACCCAAATGTTGTTGCGGTAGACCTTCGCGCCAACCGCCAACCCGGTTTCATTTTGGGCATTCCTGACGGTATTGCGGGTTTGCATTGGGCAGAATCGTACACGCAGCACGTTCGTTATGGGCAAACTGTCACTGAGGGTCTTTCCCGACTCATTTTCAAGATCACCAACAAGTCCAAGAAGCAGACCCAGAACTCGGCAGTGAAGTTCTCTGCGGCCTCCGCTATCGGTGGCGCAGCCAGCATGGGCGAGGGTCAGGACGTTGAGGCCATCCGCACCGCAGGTAGCGCCTACAAGTTTGGGGAACTCCGCCCCATCGCGGCCCTTGCAGCCTCGGCCTGGAACGTGGCTAACGCAGACCTTCTGAACGACTCTGCCGCTGCGGGCTCTTCCTATGGGGCTCTCTCGGCACTGGGGGCTGGTAACCGGAACGCCATGACGCTCATGCAACGTGAGTGGACCACGTTTTTCCAGGACATCTTCCAGGTAATGGGTTTTGATCGCCCTGACGTTCACTGGGAGCCACTGGAGACTCCTGACCCGTACCGGGCAGCACAGTCCCTTACCCTGATCTCCCCTGTCCTTTCGGACGAAGAGTACCGCGCTAAGGGACTAGATATCCTTGACATCACAGGAAATCCGAACACAATCCCCCCCACACTGAGAATGCGTAGTCAGCCTGCGGATACTGCTGCTCAGCAAGCCGCTCCCGACCAGGGGCGTTCATCGGGGACGGGAAGTGGTGGCTCCGGGTCTAATGACCTAAGAGATAACACGATTAGTTCTCAGGAGGCATTACGCCGGGAAATGGCTCTTTCCGATATCGCTACGCGAATGGAAACAGCAATCGCGCGGTTTGAAGAATTGCAGAGATAGTGTAGTATAAGAAGAACGCCCCATTGCGAGTGAGGCGTTCTAAACGGCTTAAAGACGAAAGGAAGCCGCATGACTAGTGTATCACGTAAGTCAGGGCCGAAGGCCAAGTACGCACCTCTCTGCTCCATCCCGGGGTGCGGCAGGAGGCACCAGTCGAAGGGTTACTGTTCCACGCATTATCGGAGGCAGAAGCTGGGCCTACCGATGCTTGACCCAATCGGAAGACCGCCGAAAACCACTTGCTCCCACCCGTCGTGCGATCTTACTGAAAAGTACGCAGGACTTTGCTCCCTACACTACTATCGCCACCTCCGGGGACAAGACATGGATGCCCCGCTCCGGCGTAGATCCCGAGAAACCTGTTCGGTAGGGGATTGTGAGAACCCATACGACGCCGCGGGTTTTTGTAACCTGCACTACAAGCGGGCCAGGGAGGGCCGTGATATGGACGCTACTCCGCAAGTGCCAGGTTGGTTTCAGGGGTGCATGGTCGGTGATTGCACCGGGAAACATGAGT